TCCTGCGCTTCGGTGATGCCCGTGACGTCGCGGCTCGACAAAATCAGCGTCGTGTCGTACTCGTCGTCGGTGGCGACGTAGCGCAACGCCGTCAGAAAGTACACGTTGGAATCCTCGGCGTCGGTGAGCACCGTGTAGGGTGCCAGGTATCCATTGCCCGTGCCAATCAGTTGGCCTCGTTCCATGCGCTTGCCCGTGCGGTGGAACGCCATGCGCTCACGAACGGCAAGTTTGTTGATGCCAAGGGACGCGGTGCTGCTGTTCAGGCTGCGCCAATCGGTGGCGTCCACGTATGTGCTGCCGTCATAGACCTTGATAATACCATGATCCATAGATGTGATGCGGTCGCCCACCAACGTCTCGCCCAAGTCCAATTCAAAACGTCCTTGGTCGCCCGTGGCGGTGATGTCCACCGTGCCAAACTCTTGTTCCTGGGCGTCGTCGTAAATGGCGCACTTGAAGTTGCGCACGCTGTACTCGGCGTAGCTGGTGTCGGTGAAGTCGGTGGTGGTAGTGCCGTCCGCTTGGATGCTTGTAATGTTCAGGGACATTTGCAGGCCGTCGCGCGCGGCGGTGAGCGGTGGCGTCACCAGGTCAAAGCGGTAATTGATGTAGGCGCCGTCGGTGAGGTTTGGCCCGATGCCCTGTTCCCTGTCAATGACAAACGGGCACACAATCTGGAAGCGGTCCGTTAACGTGTTTGTCCAGGTGATGGCATCGTATGAGTCGGCACCCAATTCGAGGTTGGCGGGAAAGTCGTTGTTGTATCCATTGAGCGAGGCGTGAATGAAGCTCGTGGTACCTATGCTGTAGTTGCGCTTTAGGTAGTAGTCCGTGCTTCCGTCACCGTCGCCCAGGCGAAGGGCAATCTTCAAGACGATGCGCCCGTAGCGGTTTGTGTCGGTGGTGCCTGTTGGTATTCCTGTGTGGCGGTACATGAGGTTGCCGCCCACCTTAAAACGTACGTCCTGTTCGTACGTGGCGTCCTCGTCGTCAAGCACAAGGCTGGCCACCATGTTGGCGCTTGTGTAGTTGCTCTTAAGCACCACGGGTTTATCGCCTTGGTAGTTGCGTGTGAGCTTCACTTCCTTGTATGGTGGTGCCGCCGTGCGTACCCATCCGCGGCGCTTGTAAAAGTTGCCCGTGTTGCCACCAAAGGTTTTGCCAAACGTGATGGCGCTCGTGCTGCCCGCGGCGCCTGCTTTGGTCAAATACACCGCCGTGGCGCTGGTTTGTGATTGTTTCACGCCCAAAGGCATAAACCAAAACTTGCCTTCGTACATGAATACGGTGCAGTTCAGCGTCTTGCACAAACTTTCAATCACCTCTTTGGCGCTGAAGTATTGCGGCTCACCGTCGTTGTCCACGTTGTTGAACGTCTCGTAGGTGATTTGCGAAAGAAGCCCAATGCCTGAAGGTGTGGTGACGGGCGAGGTGTAGCCTGCATAATTAGAAGCCACGAAGTCCTCAAAGATGTACAGGAAATAATCGCTGCCCTGCCAGTAATCAATGTGCGGCACTTTCTTAAGCGCTTGCCACAAAATTGCACCGTACGATGCGGCGCCTTGGTAGGGCGTGCCGTCGTCGTTAAAGTCGATGCCGTCGAGCTGACCCAAGCCGTCCACGGCGGTAATGCTCACCTGTTCGTGTGGGTCGATGTCTTCAACCACAATGCCCTCGGGCAAAATGGTGCCCACCCAATACAGCGTGTTGGTGCCATCAGGGTCTTTGTAGATGGCCACGGCCCATTCACCTTCGGGATCGGCGTTGAAGTCGTCAAACAGTCCCTGGAAGTGCGAACGGTTGTCAGGGTCAAACATCATCGTAAACGACACACTGCTGCCCATAATGGTTGGGCATTCTTCAAACTCGCCTGCGTTGTCGTAGTTCAGCACAAAGCCGTCGCCACCCACGTAAAATTCCACTGGGTTGTCCGTAGGTCCAGCCAGGTGCACAATGTCGATGCGCCAATCTTCGTCGTTGATGCCTGTAAACTCGGCGCGTCCTTGTACGTGTACTGCCATCAGATCACTCGATTTCGGTTACGTGTGCCGCGGTCGTTGGCCAACACGATGTCGCTTCCGCTGATGCGGCCAAATACTTCTACGCGGCTTGCACCCATGATGTCTTGCAACTTGGACAGTGGCGCGATAACCTCAGGGTCGACGCGCGCGTTAGGGTTGTCACCGACGATGGCGGTGGTGGCGCCGTACGCCAGGCCGCCCTCGGCAAGTGCTGGTATGTTGTTCTCTGCGAGGTTGGCGGCATAACTTGACAGTGCCGCACCTGCGGCGACAAATGCGACACCTGCCGCGGCGGCAGCCAGCGGTGAGGTAAACAACGTTTTTTGGAACACAATCATGGCCGTAGCCTGTGCAATCATAGCTCCACCAATTTGCTTCATGAAGTTGCCAAGGAATTGCAACGACTGCGACAGTAGTTTTGCGCCTTGCAATCCGCCTTGCATCATTTGACCAATGGCTTCTCCCATGCCAACAAGCGCGTCGCCAATGCCCTGTTGTATGCTGCTTTGAATATCCTTTGTTACGCCCTGAATGAACTTGCGCATACGCTCAAAGTCGCTGATGACTTTATCTGGGTCGTAGTCGAATTCGAGTTCGATGTCTTCAAACTCTTCTTCGATTTCCTCGATGCCCTCCAACACCTTGTCGGTGTACTTGCGGCCCTCCGTGGACCAGTTGCGCATGATGTCGGTGAGCGTGGTAAACTGTGTGGCCACTTGCGACGTTGAACCATTCAACTTGCGTTGCAATGCTTCTTCATCGGCCAATGCTTTGTTGACAGTAGCCAATTCATCCTGGTACGCTTGAAGCTCCGTTGTAATGCCGTCAATCACTTCTTGGTGGCTCTCCATAGCGCGCTGCCATTTCTGTTGTTCGCTTGGCAGCTTGGCCGCATCACGTGCGGCGGCGTATCTATTTAAAATTTCTGTGTGCTCTGCAAGCGCATCCTTCGCAGACGAGATACGCTTTTCGAGCTCCATCTTTTTGCCTTCGTTATTCAGCGCCAACAACTCCAAGCGCCAGTCCTTGGTTACCTGCGCCGCTTCGCCTACGTCAACACTATATCCAACAACAACTGCGGCGAGTGTTGCAAGACCAGCGGCAACCGCCACAACTGGGTTGGCCAACATCGCAAAGTTCAAAGCCAATACGACAGTGCGCAATGCGGTGAAGGCGACGACCAGTTTGGGAATAATAAGTAGGAGCGGTCCAAGGGTTGCCGCAAACGTTCCCACGATAACAAGCAGTCGCTTGACAAACGGCGACATGTTGGCAAAACCTTTGGACAACGATACCACGCCATCCAACATGCGATTGACAATGGGCAAGAACATTTCACCCAATGAGGCAGCGGCCAACTTGAGGTTGTCCAGCGCCGTGCTGAACTTACCCGCCGCCGTTTCACTCAAGCGCTCCATGGCGCCTGCGGCAAACCCTCCCTCTTCAGCAAACGACTTTAGCGTATCATTAAACTGTTGTACGCTCACGGCACCCGCGCCCAGCTTGTCGGCAGGCAAACCCGTAGCGTCGGCCAATGCCTTGAAGATCGGGATGCCGCGCTCTGCCAGTTGGTTGAGGTTCTCCAACTCCACCTTGCCCTTGGCGTTGACCTTGGCAAAGATGGCGGCAATCTCTTCGATGCTTACGCCACTGGTCGCGGCGATGTCTCCAAGGAATTGCAGTTGGTCGTTGACCTCTGAAATTTCAGTACCTGACGCAATCAACTGCCGTGCGGCATTTGCTACCGCGTCGATTTGAAATGGCGTCTTGGCGGTAAACTCGTTTAGACGATTCATCATGAATGCCGCCTCTTCTACGCCTCCCGTCAAGCTCACAAACGACGTTTCAAGTTGCTCCAACTCCGCCGCGCTCTTGACAGCCATAGCAGCCACACCAGCAAGAGGCAACGTAATGGCCTGCGTCATGCTGGCGCCCAGTTGCGTAATGTTGCTGGTCATGCTACGCATGTTGCGCTGCACACGACCCAACTGCTTATTGAGGTCGCGCGTATCCGCGCCTATGCGTACTACGAGGTCACCGAGTTTTGCCATTTGCTAATGCTCTTAAGATAGCCAATCCGTCGCCTTTCGGCTTTTTTGCTTGTGTTTCTTTTTCCCAAGGAAAGACCGCGAGGTCGTGCGTGGTGAGCTTGCTGCCCTTCTTGGTATGTACATTCAACAACAACGCCGTCTGCCATCGTACTCGCTCCCAGGCACCGCGTTCGCAGTATTCCTGAAACTCATAACGACCGCGTACGGCGTTGCCAAATTCTCTGAAGGTCAGATCATAGAGTCGTTCGGGAGCTAGGCCTAACATGCCCAGTCCCAAACGCTCTATTTCGTCCCATTCAAGTGCGCGCTGCTGTCCTCCGTCTCCTCCGTTTTTTTTTGCTCACCGCCGCCCATAGCCTCCTGGACTACAAGCATCAGTGACGGAAGGTCCGTGACATCAATCATGCCCAAGAATTCGTCAACGTCCATCTTAAACTGCATGCCTTGCTTCAGGCAACCCTCCTGCACAAAGTAGTACAGCAGTTCAGGCATCTTGGTAACGTCTTCGGCGTCGATGCCTGTCACCTTGCAACGTGTTGCCTTTTCAAAATTCTTCCAGGCGCGCATACTTGCACGCACAGGAAACGTTTTGCCTTCTAGCGTAATGGTCATGCAGCTAATTTAAATCAAGTAGGGATAACCTCGCGGGTGATGGTATCGTGAACTTCGATGGTGCAGGTGTACGTACCGTTGTCTTCCGTACCGCCTGACAGCTCCAAGCTCGTGATGTAGCCCGACACGTCAAAGCGTTCGTCGCCTGCGTTCTCTGTCCCGTCGGGAGCGTGAGTAAAGAGCAAGTACACTTTGGTGTCTGCCAGCTGGTAGCCAATCAACTCGTTGTAGCCGTTGGTAGCATCAGAAGCGTACAATGCCGTGAAGTTGACCGTGGCGCTCTTGAGGCCAGGCAACATGGCGCGGTAGCCGTTGTTACTCTTGGTCGTCGTATCGCGCAAGTCAGACGTGACGCTGATGCTACAATCGGTGAGGTTGTCAATCAAAACTTCGCTG